GTTCACTTCTTTGTCATCCTCAAAGGTAGGCAACTGGGTATCACAACTATTTCCTTGGCACTTGACCTTTATTGGCAGTTCACACACCCTGGCTGGCAAGGAACACTCGTTGCGGATACTGAAGAAAACAGAGACATGTTCCGCTCTACTCTCGCTATGTATATTGAGGGTCTGCCCAAGGAATACAAAATTCCGCTGGTTGCCCACAACAGAAACCAGATGGTTCTTAAAAACAGAAGCAGACTGTTCTATCAAATTGCGGGGAATAAGTCTCGTCTGGGGCAGGGTAAAGCTATCACTTACCTACACGGTACAGAAACCGCTTCTTGGGGTAACGAAGAAGGTTTAGCCTCGTTGATAGCTTCTCTTGCTGAAAAGAATGCAGAGAGGCTGTACATGTTTGAGAGTACCGCCCAAGGCTTCAACATGTTCCACGACATGTACAAGACTGCCAAACGAGCAAAGACACAACGTGCCATCTTCTGCGGTTGGTGGAGGAATGAGTACTACACCGTCCCCGCTGACTCCAACATCTACAAGGTGTACTGGGATGGCAAGCTGACAGGCGAAGAGAAGGAATGGCACAAAGACATTAAGAAGCTCTACGGCTTTGAGATTAACAGCAGACAAATGGCTTGGTGGCGTTGGAAGATGGCCGAAGGCATCAAAGATGATGCTCTTATGTACCAAGAGTTTCCACCCACTGAGGACTATGCCTTTGTGATGACGGGTACATCCTTCTTCTCGCACACACGTTGCACAGAAGCCGCTAAGAAGAGCAAGACCACAGAGTGTGACTACTACAGGTATTCGTTTGGTCAACTCTTCCAAGACACTGAAGTTCTCAAGTCCACAGAAAGACTAGGTACTCTCAAGATATGGGAAGAACCTATAGACAGTGCTTACTACGTGATAGGTGCTGACCCCGCCTATGGCAGCAGTGACTGGGCAGACAGATTCTGTATTCAGGTCTACCGCTGTTATGCAGATGGTCTAGACCAAGTAGCAGAGTTTGCAACCTCTGAACTCAACACCTACCAGTTTGCGTGGGTGATAGCGCACCTTGCAGGTGCATACAAGAACTCTACCCTGAACTTGGAAGTCAATGGCCCAGGTCAAGCTGTCATCAATGAACTCAGGAACTTGAAACGCTTGGCAACCTCTATGGGCGGGGCTACAGGGCGTGACTTGATGGATGTGTTGGGTAGCATGACAAACTACATCTGGAGGCGTAATGACACCCTTGGTGGCCTCTCCAACAGTATTGGATACCTCACCACTGCCAACAGCAAAGAACGCATGTTGCAGTACATGAAAGACTATTTTGAGCGGGGCATGATGGGCATTCTTAGCATGGATACCCTAGAAGAGATGAAAGGTATCGTGCGAGAAGGAGGCTTCTTAGGCGCACCTGGTCGTGGTAAAGATGACCGTGTGATTGCCTCTGCCCTTGCCGCCGTTGCCTACGCAGAACAGATTCAACCTAGATTGATAGCCCACAAGTTGTCTCGCAATGTGAGCGCAGCACAAGAGTCTTACAGCCCTGAGCAAATCGCTGTAGGCAGAAATGTCAGCGACTACTTAAAAAGAATAGGAATGTACGGTGCATGACCAATTAACAATTGTCTCCGTCTACGGTCACAATAACGGAGCATCTGCCATACCCTCCATCTCCCGCTCTATGCGTGAGTTGCCAGGCAGTCAAGGCTTACTCATCTCTATAGAAGAACCCCCAAACTTGCCAAGCAATGTAGTCTGGAAGCGTTGCCACAACATAGACTACTTAGGGTATTCCCTGTTTATGATGCACAGCCTGTATTCCTACATAGAAACAGACTACTGCCTGATTGTGCAAGACGATGGGTGGGTGCTTAACGGCAAGAACTTCAAACCTGAATACTATGACTACGATTACATAGGCGCACCCTCACACTGCGCTTTTGGTAACGGTACTCTGTACCTAAACTTTAACTGGACACAGGCAGCAGAGCCTATAAGCGTTGTACAGAATGGCGGGTTTTCCCTAAGAAGCAAGCGTTTCCTAGAAGCCTGTAACAAGCACGGCATCGTGCACTTGAACAGCAATGAGATACACGGGTGGAACGAAGATGCACAGTTGTCTGTCATCCTAAAGCCTGTGCTAGAGAGCTACGGCTACAAGTATTGCCCTATCGACATTGCCAAACACTTCAGCATGGAGTATGTAGGGTACGGTTTTCACGAAGATGGGTTTGATTTCTCAAGTTTGCTAGGCCACCATGCCCAAACAAGGAAACTTGCAACAGATAACCACATCGTTGTTCCCGCTGACCCTACCAAATCGTATGGGGAAGTTAAGTTTATGTTGTGGTTACAGACCCAAGGTTACACAGTGGAGTACAGATATGCCCCCGTTAAGCAAGCGTGAACTCACAAAACACATGCAACGCTTCTATGCAGACAAGGATAGAGGCATCTCTATAGCCCTTTTTGCCGAACTTGCAGGGATAAGTCATGGTCATTTCCATGATGTATTCATCTACAACGAAGAGCCACTGACAGAAAACGTGCAAAAACGGGTCAGTAAAGCCTACCAACAGTGGAAAGCGGGTAACGTGAAGATTATGAAACGCATAGATAACACCCGCTATGTGGACTACAGAAAAGAATCTCAACCCGTTTTTAAGCCAAAAATGGGTCTGCAAGTGACCTCAGATGGCATAAAAATCAAAGTTGGGATGGCAAACAGGCACGATTACAGCGAAATTTCACTTGACGAAGCACTTAGGGGGTAAAAATGGGTATTTTGAGAGACTATTACTGCACAAACCACGGTATTTTTGAAGCATGGGAGCCTACATGCCCTATGAAACACTGCAAAGGTGAGCTATCTGTCGTTCACTTGAAGCCTGTAGGCACAAGGTCGGCAAAAACCTCTGCAACCGACAATAATTTGAAGCAACTTGCCATTGAGTACGACATGACGGACATTAAGTCCACAAAAGAGGGCGAACACCAGACTGGCTACATGAAACGCAAGAATAAGCTCACTGACAAGCAGTTTGCCGAGGCTACAGACGCAATTCAAGCAAATAATCAAAGACAAACCCGCCCTGGTGACTCCGTTATCTGGGGTGGAGGCGGCAATATCAACATGAAATCTGTCATGGGTGGACAATTTAAGTCTGTTGCTGGAGAATCCGTGGGAATTAACCCCAAAGCAGCGGGTGACTTGCAAGGCCCCCGTGCGAGTGTGGTAATGAATGACCACGAAAACTTACAGGTGAGAAAATGAGAATCCCTAAAGAACCCGTAGCCAGAGAACAGTTTTATTTAGACCTCATTGAAAAGTGCCTTGTCAGTCGTGAGCAACGCAAGGTTGACTACTCTTCTTTGCGTTCTTACTACCTGTTTGGCAATGCGCCTGATGACGTTCCCGCCATCTACAACAAAATCTACCCGCACATCGACCAACTGACCTCGTTCCTGTACTCAGCAGAAACCACCAAGTTCTCTATCCACACAGGTGCGTCTGTTGCAGATGAGGAACAAATCAAAGTTCCTACATTGAGCAAAGCACTCAACGATGAGTGGCTTAACAGCAATGCCGACCAAGTGTTTTCAACCGCAGTTACTTGGTCACTTTGCTATAACTCCACCTTTGTCAAACTGGTCATCAACAACGGCATCCACCCCTACATGGTAGAACCCGCCTGTATAGGCGTGTTGCGTGAAGACAGTGCCTACACTGACAGACAAGAAGCCTTAGTCCACTCCTACTACATCACCAAGTCGGAGTTATTTGACAGGCTCTACAGTCACCCCCAAAGAGACAGCATTGTCAAGCGAGTCATGTCTACTGAGCATGAGCGCACAGAGATTGCCAACGGCATCCAACGCATCATCCTCTCTCAAACCAACCCGTCCATGTACGGTAACGTCAACTTAGACCTGTCTGGCAACCCAACCTATAAAGCCCAAGTCTCTGAAGGCACAATTGAAATGATTGAGCTTTGGGTGTGGAATGATGAGACTAAAGACTATCAGGTGGTTACAAAGGCTGACCCCAACGTCATCATCTATGACCGTACAGGCGAGTCCATGTTCTTGAAAGGCGAGTTGCCTTTTATTCAAATCTGCCCCAACCCGCTGTATGACTACTATTGGGGAGGCTCAGAAGTTCAACGCTTGGTCTATCTCCAGCAGTTACGCAACAAGCGCATGACTGAGATTCTTGACTTGCTCTCTAAACAAGTCAGCCCACCTACCGCCCTGATTGGCTTTACAGGCATTTTGGATGAGAAGAACTTTGCTCTCAACCGTGCGGGTGGTTTGTTGGCAACCGATATGCCAAACGCCAAAGTAGAGAAGTTAGCACCCACTATCCCACCTGATTTATTCCGAGAAATTGGTGAAGTTGACCTGATGTTTGAAGAGGCATCTGGCATCGTTTCTGTCTTGCAAGGCCGTGGTGAAGCGGGTGTGCGCTCTTCAGGACATGCCTCACAACTTGCCCGTCTAGGTTCAAGCAGAGCCAAGAAACGTGCGCTTGTCATTGAGGACAGCTTAGAGAAGATGGCAACCTTGTATCTCAAGTGTATGCAGGTCTACGACAACACCCACTACACAGACGCACAAGGACGCAAGTTCATTGCCGAACAGTTCACAAAAGACTTTGTGGTGAAAGTAGACGCTCACTCTAATTCACCCATCTTCATGGAAGACAGCCGCAAGATGGCGTTTGAGTTGTTCCAAGCTGGCGTGATTGACAAAGAGTCCTTGCTTGACATGATTGAACCTCCAATGAAACAATTGTTGCTAGAAAGACTCAGAAAAGCAGAGGAAAAGCAAGCTGCTCAACAAGCTATGGAGCAACAAGCGCAGCAAATGCAACCTCCAAAGGCAGAAGGTAAACCAGACTTAAAAAAGGTGGGATGATGGCTCCAAACAATACTGGCATGACACAACCTACGGCAGACCAACCAAGGGTTGACACCGCTTCTTTGAAAAGAAACGAAGCGAGTCCTAACTTGACTTTGCGTCAAACTGGGTATAAAACCTCATACGGAAGGAGTCAAAGGGATTCCAACCGCAAACAATATGGGAGTTCAAGATGAATATGAA